AAGAGATATTCAATATCAAAAGTAGGAAGATTTTCTACTTTGATACCTTTCGTCAATATACAAGATTTAATAACAGCTTTAATAGCATTTGTTATTTGTTTTGTATCCTCACTTTCTAAAGCAAGTACTAAAAGTTTTTCTTCTTTAACTAAAAAAGGTCTATAATTGATCTTCTTTTTTGTAGAAGGTAATTCCAACTCATAGGTTGGTGTAGCAATGGTTGGTAAAGGCATTTCAATTCAATATGGTTTTATATATAGGAGGTTTTAACTAAAGAAATCAAACACACTAGAAAAAGCACTAAAGTTAATAGACCTATTAGGTGTAATTAAAACTTTCTTTCTTTCTCTAATATATCTCATGTAACTCATAGTAACAGTACATCTCAAAAGATCACTAGAACCATAAGAAACTGGCATGGATGTTATACTCTCAGGATAAGCTCCCACAAGAGTGTATTGTAATTGTAGAGGCTCTGCATTATTTGCTATGGTTCTACTACCAGGATTAGAAACATCCTTTTCAAATTTTGTAATATACATTTCAGATCTATAATCATTAGGATAAGACATCCTATAATTAGCGTATCTACTTTTATATAAATTTCTAGAACCAGTAAGACCTACACCAGTAATAAAATCAACCCAGCCGTCAAAGAACTCAATAACATTATAGTCATGATCAACTAAGAAAGTCAAATCCATAGTTCCATCATACATTCTACGATATACCATCTTCTCACTCACACCAGCATAATCATTAGTCACGTCATGAGTGGCTGCAGCAGAACCTGGAAGCACTGCTGACTCACAAAGTAATTCTAAGTTCTCACCTTGTCTAACATAATCAAACCCTCTTCCACTTTCTCTTAAAAAACCACTTACTTGTGGAGGTGGTTGTATTTTAATTTGATAGATAGAAGTTTGAGCTAGATGAGTTATCCTACTCTTCAACTCTGATGTTCTATATGGTCTGGGCGTTACATTCGCCATCTATAAATAAATTTAACTACCATTACTATGTATATGAGAAATTGCAATGGCTGGTACATATAAAAGTATTTTTAAACCTAAACACCCTAAAAAATACATTGGTGACGCCAGCAATATTATATGTAGAAGTAATTGGGAAAGAGAATTCTGTAATTACTGTGACTCTAATAAAAATATAGTCACTTGGGCATCAGAAGAATTTTGTATTCCATATATTTCTCCCCTAGATAATAAGAGACATCGTTATTATCCAGACTTCTTAATACAAGTTAAAGAAGCAGATGGAAAATTGAAAAAGTATGTTATTGAAATCAAACCCAAAAAACAAACAGTTGAACCTAAGAAAAGATCTAGGGTAACTAAATCATACATCACTGAAGTGAGAACTTATGCTGTTAATCAAGCCAAATGGCAGTATGCACGTGAGTTCTGTAAAGATAATAGTTTAGAATTTAAAATTATTACGGAAGATCAACTTTATGGACGAGGAACTAGAAAGGTATCACGAAGACAGAACAAATAGACTGGAACATGTAGCGAGCGAAATTAATGAGATGCAAGATCCTGATGACATGATGCTTGCTATTACTGAGATCTTAACAGAGACTGAATTAACTCCAGACATTGGTAAGTTTTATACCTTTATATACTCACCCAAGACTCCTAGAATTAGGTATGATCAATTCCCTTTGATTGCATGTGTTGGTCTTTTTAGGTGGGGTTTTAGAGGAATGAACTATCATTGGGGTGGTGAGTTCAGGAATTATACTTGGGAAGAAGTGTTAGGACAGTTACATTTAGCATATCCTATGGAGATGCCTGACTTAAGATCTTTTCCTTATCAAAACTTCAAGATAAATAACTAAAAATAGTGTCATATGTCTACTGATACTGCTGGTTGGACAAAACAAACAAACCCTCAAGAATTTAGAGCTGACTTTAGAATTAATTCTAAAGAAGGAACTGTCAACTCTAAAGCTAATGCTATAGTAATCACCAACAAAGGAAGTGGTGATTATAGTGTGTATCGAGACAATGGATTACTAGAAGGAATAGGAACTAAAGCATTTACATTTGATGCAGACACTGGAGGAACAACAGTTACCAATCAGGTAGAATTTGATAAGTTATTCACTGGAGATAATGCACAGCAATTTACCAACCTCAATAGTATTACTAAGAAAGCTACAATAGGATTAGCAAAAGAAGCAATAGTTAATAATGACCCACAAACTTTAACCAATTGGACATCATTAATAAACTCTCCAGGGTACATATCATTAGGAAAAAATGCTGGTACAAACAATCCTAATGATCAAAATAATGATTTAAGAGATGGTTCTCCAAAACCTGCAGGAGGTTTTGCTACCACAAATAGAATTGAAAAAACATCTATGGCAGTGGGTGGTTCTAAAGAAGTATTAAGATATCCTCGTCAAAGTTTAGCACAGTTTGGTTATGATTATATTCAAATAAAAGCTTTTGATTATGAAGCATCTGGTTTAAAGGTAGGTGCTGGAGAAGCAGCAAAAGGTTTTGCTGGTTCTGGTGGAAATAGATTTAAAAATTCCTTTGAAACTATTCAACTTCCAATGCAACCAAACCTCTCAGAAAGTATGGGAGTTGGTTGGGGTGAGAACCAATTGAATGCTATACAATCTAATATGGGACAAGCTGCTTTAACTGCAATTGGTGCTGGTGGTGCTGGTTTTGATGGTGAGTCACTTTCAAAGTCAGGTAAAGAATTAGTACAAGTTGGAAAAAATATCCATAAGATGGCAAAAGATGATGAAACAAAGAAATTTATAGCAGCATACTTTGCTGGTCAAGCAGTATCAAATCCAGGATTAGTAACTAGATCAAGTGGTAATGTTATTAATAACAATTTAGAATTACTATTTACTGGACCTTCTCTAAGATCTTTTAACTTTAACTTCACTCTTACTCCTAGAGATAGAGAGGAAGCAAGAATTATTCGTAAAATAATTAAATCAATGAAGAGGAACATGTCTCCTCAGAGATCTGAATCAAATACTTTCCTAAAAACTCCTAGAATATTTGAACTACAATACATATATGGTGAGGGTAATACACCTCATCCTTTCTTAAATAAGTTTAAACCATGTGCTTGTAGAAACTTCAGTGTCAACTATACACCTGATGGATCTTACATGACTTATGAAGGAGAACCTTCAATGACTTCATATCAAATTACTATGGGATTTGGAGAGATTGAACCCATATATGCTGATGAATATAAGGATAACAATTCACCTACAACTGGTTTCTAAGTAATGGCAAAAAATTATTTCAATTATATTCCAGACTTTGATTATGTTAGTCGCCTTCCTAAAGCGCAAAGCATATCTGATTATCTACGAGTAAAAAATCTTTTTAAAAGAACAAAGATATCACAAACAGTCTTTGATGATCTCACATACTTTACTAAGTATCAAATCATTGCTGATGAAAGACCTGACAATGTAGCTTATAAAGTCTATGGAGATTCTAATTTAGATTGGATGGTAATGCTAGCTAACAATGTCACCAATCTTCAAAATGAATGGCCATTAGAAGAACAATCATTTTATAGATTTCTTATTAATAAGTATGGTTCAGAAGCAGGAATAGAAACTGTACATCATTATGAGTCTCAAAAAGTTATAGACTCTAAAGAGAAAGTAATAGTTCCTAAAGGGTTGGAAGTTCCATCAAACTATTCAGTAACCTTTCTTGATTCAGGTACAAAAACAGAACAAATTCGTACTAATATTACTGATGCTATAACCAATAGACAATTTGAAGAGAGAGTGCAAGATGAAAAAAGAAATATCTTTCTTATCAAGCCTAGGTTTATTGGTCTAATTATAGAAGAGATGGAAAGAGTTATGGAGTATCCTAAAGGAAGTACTCAGTATGTTTCTCCAAGAGTAGTAAGAGGAGAAAACGTTAGGTTATATGATTAAAAACTAATAGGCGTAAAAAAATACTGGGAATTTTTTCCCAGTATTTTGGAATTAAAACTTGAATTTCACTTAGCTCTCTGCAAGTTTTGCAAAGTAACTTAGTGGATCTTCTTCGTCTTCAGTAGCAGGAGCAGAAACATTCTTACTTTCTTGATAAGAATTTTCTAACTTCTTAAGGACTTCTTCTTCAGTAACCTTCTTGGTTTCCTGAGCAGCATATCCATCATACTCAGTCTGTTGAGCAGCCTGTGCCTTTGCTCTAGTGCCTAGAACATAGTCTAAACGCTTCTTCAATTCATCATATGTCTTGAACTGGTCAGCAGCAGTAAAGGCAGTCAATGAATACTGCTTCTTCCACAATGCTTCTAGTGCATCATCATCATTTAAAAGAGGAGTTGGTGAATCGAACTCTGACTTATCATAGTTCCAGAAACCATCTTTCTTTTGTAACTTCAACTTGAAGTTAGCACCTGCCCAGAAATCAAAAGGATTGATTGGTGTCTCATCTTCAAACTCTGGTTGCATTACATCCATGATCTTATCAAAGATCTTCTTACCGAACTTGTAAAGGAAAACTCCACCCTCATTTTGAGGATTGGAAGGATCTTTTACGACATAGATGTTTGCATAGTAAGAAAGCTTACGCTTTTGCTTACGTACTGTATCTTTATCTGATTCATTACCACTATTCCATAGGGATCTGTTTAGATCTCCAACAGGATCTTTGCCACCAGTTGTGGTCAAAGAGTTCTCAAT